CCCGGACGCCATCCTTGACCACATCGCTCTGGCGTGTCGGGTCGGAAACGCCGCCCTCGCTCATTGCTACCCTGACCGCGATTTCCGGGTCTATGCCACGCTTCTGGGCAGCATGGCGGATATACGATTCAATAGCCCCGGAAGGAGGATTGCCGCCCGATGCGGCATGGGCCTGAGCCACACGCTGCGAAGCCGGGTCGATCTGCATCTCAGGCGCGCGGGCAACCTGCTGCTGCTGAGGCTGCAGCGCGGCAAGGCTCATGTCCGCCCCGGCGGAATCGCCATAGAGCGAGTCCACATAGCCATCGAGCGTCTTCCTCGTGCGACGTTCCTGAATGATGTCGCCAAGCCCGGCAAGGCCTGAGAAGTCGGCAGCGGCGGGGCGCGAGGGATAGATGATGTTGACCATCAGAGATAACCCGCGAGTTTGATGCCGCCAGACAGCAGCGAGCCGAAGTTGCTGACGCCCTGGTTCCTGCCCTCGGCCAACTGATTGTTCGCGCCCATTCGAGCACCAAGCACGGCAGAGCCAAGATCAAGCCTGCGGTCTGTCGTCTGGCCAGCGAGATCGGCAAGGCTGCCGAGGGAACCGGCCTGACCGCCAAGGCCAGTGAGGTAGTTCGCGTTCTGCTGGGCATCGAAGCCCTGAAGCCTGTCGAGGTGGCTGCCCCACTCCTGATTGGCCAAGCCCTGCGAATAGGTCAGCGTGTCGATATTCGTGTTGCCTGAGTTCAGCATGCCCCTCGCAGCGGCGCGCCGGTCCAGAGCATCAAGGCCCTGGTTCATCTGGAATTCGTAGCCCGGCCCGGTCTGGAACCGCTCCAGAGCCGCAGAAGAACCATCTGCTCCGTTCAGGCCAAGGGCATCCTTGTAGAAGTCGAGATTGGCGAGCGATCGGTCTGCGAGCCCGCCGTAGATGTCGCCCGCCTGCCCAAGATAGTCCTTTGCCTCGGCAGCGCCGGAGTCGATCCACCCCATGCCCTGATTGTTGAAGTCGTTGATGCTGCGCATGTTCTTCTTGGCGGCATCCTTCGTCGCGCCGCCGAACAGATCGCTCAGAAAGCCCATGGTGAACCTCTATCGGAAAGATGCTGCTACGCTTATGCAGCTGGCTTCGATGCCGGATGATGCTGTTATTGTGCGCCCCGCCTGGTCGGCGCTGACGTTGAGATGACCGCCCGCCTTCCGGATTTGATCACTGGCGAAGTACAGTTCGTCGAAGTCCTCGTTGACTCCGACAATCGTCCAAGGATTGCCGGAGTTGCGCCCCATAACCCCATGCAGCACCACGCCGCCCTCCTGCACATCCAACGAGACGCTGATCGAGGGGGACACGTTTGCAGGCTGGCTGGCGCTGGCTGTATCTTCCGCAGTGGGGAAAACGAGCCCTACGATGTTGTAGACGTGCAATTCCGCCGTACTGACGCCACCCGCGAAGGTGAGAGACACCGCCCCGCTTGCTCCGCTTACGTTGGCGGCTGCGATGATTCCTGTATAGGTGCCGGTCGAAAGAGCGCCTTCAACGACCGTCTGTACCGCAATGGCTGCAGGCTGCCCGCCGATAGTGGAGCCGGGAACCAAGAATAGGCTCGTGCTGGCGCCTGACCAGAACACCACCATCCCGACCACGCGGCCCGGTTCATCGGCCCCAAACGGGACGCCCGAGAACGTGACCGTGGAAGAGATGGAAGTGGGGGCTGGCCCCTCGCCAACGTAGGTCGCTTCCGCTTCCATCCGCTCGCCGATGAACTGGATCGTGCTCATCCCGCTACAATCGTCCGCGTCGTCTTGGCGTTGAGGCGAAGCATGCGGCAATTGGAATTGCCCGATACAGTAGCTATCAGATCATCCCCCACCCCAAGCACATTGGCCGATGTCCGGGAGATGACGCTTTCCGTCGATGACGCGCTATGAGCGGAGCCACCAAGCGCGGTCGAGTTGATCTTGAACGTGACCGTGCATGATCCGCTGTCGGCGTCGGTCACGGTCTGGATTATCGTCCGCTCGACATCGTTGTTCTGGATGAGCACGTAATCCCGGTTGGCCGGGAAAGCGATCAGCAACGGATACTGGTCAGGCTGCACAAACTCAGGGTCAGGAACCGGCGTGTCGATGAAGTCGATTGTCGCCTTTACCGCCCTGTCGGCATCACGAAACCAGCGATACCAGTCCGGGTGAATCCTCCCATCGGGAAGGACAAGTGCTGCGGTCTGGTCCGGTAGCGGATCGGGCTTTCTCGTCACAGCCGGCTCTCCCCGAACATCGATCCGCCAAGCATGGACACCTCGACCGGATCGCTCACCTCAGCCTTCCACTGCCGCCCTTCCCTGCCTGTCAGGCCGGTGCGCCAGATATCAATAGACCGACGCTCACCCTGCGTGCCGAGCTTCCTCACCAGCGGGTTGCCGAAGGTCCGTCCACCGTCATTGGACCATGAGATCGAAACCTTGGGGTCGCTCTCGATAGGGTCGATACCCCGGTCAATGCCAACGCCCGTGATGAAGTCGAACGAGGCCCTGTTGATCGCGGTCCTCGCGGGAAAGCCGTGCTGCTGGGTCGATCGGACCTCGAATACGAGAGGGTCGGACGCTTCCCGGAAATTCCGTTCATTGACGCGATAGACCGCGCCCGACTCCGCATCGAAGGCCAGCCATTCGTTGAAGGCGTAGATGGTGAACGCCACCCGCCAACGGGTCTTTCCGTAGCTCACCCGCTCGTGCCAGAAGCCGGTGGAAAGGTCGTACACCAACGTCCAGTTAGGAGAGGACATCTGGACGAAGTGATGCCCCGCCGCGATGAAGGACGACATGCGCACCGTCGAGCGATCGGTGATCGCCTCCAGAAGCCTTTCGATATGCGGCGTCGATACCCGCTCCACCGCGTAGCCGATCAGCTTGTAGACCACGCAGTCATTCGAGACGAAGACCAGAGGACCGGGGAAGCCGGGTTCATAGCCTGCAACAGAATTGATTCCGAACAGCCCAACCGGGATGACTGTCACCCTGGCATAGGGGAACGGGGTCGCGCCCTGGTTGGTCCACGGCTCCGTCGAATACGCGCCCATGAACAGAGCATCGCGGCGATAGGGCACGACGCGCACCATGCCGTCGGGCTGGCTCTCAGCCGTGGCGAAGGAATTGCCGTTCACCTCGTCGTCGTTGAGATCGGAGGCCGTGACGCGCCCCGCCGCTGTCGGCCAGAAGAAATAGCCATCCTGATAGGTGATCATCAGCGACGAAGGCAGATCGGCATCGGAGAACGCCGAGACAGTCGCCGAAGCGATCTGGAAAGGCCCCGCGCTGGTCTGCAGCAGGATTTGGTTCGTCGGCGCCCGCATGTTGTGCGCCATGGTGATATCACCAATACCCCCAAGGGTCCCGGAAAGCTGCTCCACCGTGTAGCTGCCGCCCGACTTGGTGACGGAGTAAACCTTGTCCCCGTTGGCGATGTAGAGGATGGAGCCGACAAGCAATGCCCCACGGGGAACGCCAGACCCGGCAGCGAATGCCGCATCAAGCCCCGGAGCCCTGCGATAGAGGAACTTCGACCTTGAACCCTCGGGAGCCTTCTCGGCATAGGCATTGATCAGCCGGCCGCCATTCTCGCCGGGGTTGATCGACGGTTCGCTGGAGAGGGGGAAGCTGATTTCCATCAGAAATAGTTCGCCCTGATGGGATCGCCGGCATCCACCGTCGCGGCGATATCGCGTAGCCGTGCTTCGGCATCGAGCCGGGCCGCAAAGTCAGGCGCAACTCCGAAGTCGGATGCCATGGAAACCGCCAGGCACGTCGCGAGATAGGTGAACACCTCATCCTCGAATTCGTCGTCGCTGCCGTAGGTGTAGATTCCACGAATGGAAAGGTCGCTCAGGAGCGGCCCGATTTCATCACCGACCAGTTTCTGATCCTCGGCAGAGGGTTGCTGCCCTGCGGCGAGCACCCCCAGCTTGCCAAGGGCGCGCCGGATCAAGTCTTCTCGGGTTTTCACTGAGCGACCTCCCTAGCTCACAGGCCGTTGACGTACTCGGCCTGTTCGTCGGCGGGCATGCCGTTGAAGGCTTCCGCATCCTTCTTGGAGAGCCCGTCCTGAAGCTCCTGCTCGCCTCGGTAGATCGAGTATTTCCCGTCCGTATTCAGACGGGCCTCGAATACCGAAGGCTCAGGATTGGAAGGTGCCCGCTCCGACGCCTTGGCCGCGGCCTTGTCGCCGAAGAACTTGTTGTTCTTCACCTTCTCCTTGAACCGGTCATCGACCTCGGACGCCTTGCCGCGCTCGAAGACCGTACCGAAGGCCTCGACCGGGCCTTCGGCTTCACCGTTGTAAAAGACCTTCATGGCCTAGACCCCCGACGCATCGCGGGGATCTTCGGTGCGAGGCACGATAGCCTCGACCCACACCACGGCCTTGCCGGTCGTGGCCGCCGTGCCGGTCTGGCCGAACTTGGCGTAGAACACCGTGTCAGCCGCGAGAGGCTGGCCGATGCCGACGCCGGTTCCGGCCTTGGTGCCGGTCGAGCCGGCAGCGGCGTTGGTGCTGGTGATCAGGTAGTCCGCATCACCGGACGTTCCGAACTCCAGCACGTTGGTCGTGGCCGCATTGAACGCGGTAAGGATGGTCACGCCGGCCCTGACCGGGATAGCGTTCTTCTCCAGCGCCCCGATGGGGAACTTGCCCGTATCGAGGCCGATGGCGCCGAGATTGACCTCGCGGGTGATCACATGGAGCCCGGTATCCTCGGGATGACGATACGGGTTGGTGTAGATGGGGTTGGGCATCGTCGCTCTCCTTAGTCGCCGGTCGCGGTGAAGAAGCCGGACACCATGCCCCGCTGCTTACCGAGAACGTTGGTGGT